TCTCCTAACATACATAATCTGGAAATTCCATGATCTATGATGTGTCTTGTGTCTTATCTAGCTATTCTTGTGTTAGCCTTATATATTGTGGGGTTCTAAGATAGTCTACCATAACCTAAATTGGTTCAAAAGTATCACTATCTTTACCATATCTTATTTCCATTCTAACTGCAGAAGCATTTCCATATCTTTTTCCTGCATAATGTTCCACCTAGTCTGGGTAAGGGCTACCTTCTGTATTCCTTGGATCGTTAATCTTCTCAGAGTAGACGCTCCTAGATAGTCCCGACAAATTTACAGTTACATGATCGTCAACTTTATTTACATAAACCTTTGGGTCTACACCTTTTCCTAGTGGTGTTAATGGATCTGGATTGTTAATTAGTTGATTTATATCAGCCATCATTATTGACATCATAATATGTATTAGTTTCACCTCTTGCAATAGCATCTTTTATTTCCTATGGAGTACGTCTCCCAATATATGGATTTTCCTAAAAGTCTTCTTCTGACCTGTTATTTACATTATGAATATAAAAGTATGGACGCTTATATGATGGGCACATATAGGCATTATTTACTATAAGAGGCCACATATCTGCAGTTAGTCTTCGTGCAGGAAATTCTTGCACTGTTCCACTATTATAACAGCTATAGCTTTGTTTTACTTTAAATGTAACCATACAGTTAAGTATATGATAATAGTCCTATGGTAAAGTAACTTCCCACAAATTTTGGTAATTACTTCCAATTCCATTATCACCATAAACCGCAGAACTAACTTTTTTAGGAGTTAAAAACGCAGTTGACTTTAAAACTCTTAAACTATCTGAAAAATTTTGATTTGCATCATAATTATTATAGTTAAGATTAATAAACTAACTAATGGCTTTATTTAAAAAATAATTATAATCCTCTAAAAGCAAGCTGGGAGCTTCAACTTTATTTAACTCCGTGAGCATTGCTTCATATATAGCTCTTGCTGTCATTGTTTGATAAATTATTGTTTGTCTTGTTTATCTTTCTTTTTTGGTTCCATTTCTGGATAAGTATCTCTCTTAATAAGTTCAAGTACTTTTTTATTTTTTGGATCTTTTAAGAATGCAAGAACGGAATCTTCTGATACTCCTAGAATAATCTCGTCTGCGTAAGTAAAAACTTTATTCTTAACTACTATAACACTCTTTTCTCTAGCCTCAATAATAAGAAGTCTAAGGCCAGTATCTGAACCTGAGTATACATCTATAATCTTTTTAGGATCTTTAGCAGCGATTCCAAGTAGATATTCGGTAACTTCTGAATCTGGAGCATTTTTCATGTTCTTACCCAAAAGTCTAGCGATAAATACTCGACCTTCAGCACCTTTAGCATCGTCAAAAATATACTCTTCCGCATCATGGCGAAGTTTTAGAGTGTTAACTTTCTTAGCTACTTCTACACCGGGAGCCTCAACATAAAGTTCAGCAACTCCATAACGTGCATGTGTTTTTCCTTCTGCGATTTCTCCATCTATTAATAGATTGCCTTTTGAATCTCTAGCGTCTCTCGACGGTGCAATGATAGGAGCATATTTGATACATTCCCATTCTGCATTATCGTAAGGATCTTCCAAATTTAATTGTAATCCATCTTGTACTTCATAAACTTTATTCTCTGGAACTAATACTCTTCCAGAATTTCTATCATCATCAGACATAATCATATCGCCCATACTGTTGATTCTGCGAACACAATCAGGATAACGCCCCGTCTTGGGATCTTTTACAGGCTAAATATAATAAATCTGACCTACTTTACCATAAACACTTCTTAAAACAATAATGTTTTTATCCATTCTCTTATTAATTCATTAATTGTAAATAGATGGGAGGACTAGCCTCCCATCTTAAGTTTAAATCTTTATCAATTATTAAGCTTCTCTTAAAATAAAACTTCTATCAATTTGTTACCTACTAGGCTCTTTATCCTAGTATTCTATAGTTTCTTAGTTAGGTTATTGCTATAGTTCAGACTATATCATCATCTATTTAAGATGTCGGGCACTCGTGTTAGGATTATTGTGTATGCTACTCACCTATTAGTCGTTAGAGGTTTACTGTACTTTTATGCATTTCCAGTACTTCCTACGGGATTGTCCACCTCTGGAGATTCCCCGTTTTCACCCGATTTGCTACTGACGTCACCATCAGAAGCCTCATAGTTTTTTATTTTATATGTTTTATGATAGATCCATCCAGAATTACAATATTTTCTCATATGATTGGGATTACACTCTGGGTGTAATTTACAGAAATCAGTAAGAGACATAACCACACTTTCATTAGTTTGAACATTTTCTATTATTCTTAACTTTTGGTGTGCTTTTGATATTTTATCTCTTGTTTCTTGGCTGTATTTTTTGCCACGATGAAAATCACCAATTTTCTTTTTAGCTTCTTCAGAAATTATTCTACCCTTGAGTTTTTCTGAAATTGCTTTTTTGGTTTCTTCTGTATGATGTTTACCAAACATACCATTTCTTTCTCCAAACATTTTTCTTTTTTCTATCCACTCCGGAGTTTGTTTAACCCCAGTACAGTCTGGAGTATAATCAAAATATTGATTTATACATTTTGGATCATCTTTAACTTCTTTTAATCTTTTCACTTCTCCTCCATTTGCTAATTTACGAGTAGCAAAAGTTTCTAAAATCTGTTTTTCTAGGTCATGTCTGTGTTCTTTAATGTAAAGTTTAGTCAATATAGAACTAGATCCCATATATGGATCATCTTCAATTTTACATTTACAACTTCTAACGCCTATATAAAACTCTCCTGTTTTAGTATTTAAAATTTTATAATTATAATGATACATAATATTATTTTTATTAGTACAAATTTATATAAACTTCTATACTAAAACAAGTGTTCTTCACGAAAAATGAAAAAATTAAGTAGAAGTTAAGATATTAACTCTATCTTAATATAAAACTTCTATAAGGATTAAATACAGCGATTCCACTGTAACCCCAGTTGATAAGTTTAGAACCAGCAACTGTAGAAGCTACTAGACCTGAACTTAGACCATCTAAACCACCAACACCTGGTAATTTGTTGCTGATGAAGTCACCACCCTTTAGGGTGAACATCTCGATAGCGGGAGTACCACTAGTCTTGTCAGCAGTAAGGTCTAAGAATAAACCAAATCCCTTATTATCGCCATACTCGCGGCTGAATGTCCGATCTACCTTAAATGAAATTGTATTACCTGCAAACTCATAAGAATCGAAGGTGGCGCCCACATTTACATAGCCGTTAGCTGCCTTAGACCATAGATAAGTGCCACAGGTCTTAAAGTTAGCTAGCCAAGCACTAAGATTTCTCTGAACATCATGCCACATCTTCTCATTGCAGAGGAAAATGAACTTATTACCAGTAGCAGATTCTGCCTTCTGACACATCATGCTCATGGCAGTCTGGAATGCATCAACAGTAAGAATAGTATAAACATACTTAGATGCAAAACGTTCTACCTGAGGAATAATACCATCGCCAATGTAAATGGGACGACCAGTGTCAGGATCAGAGATAGTGGCCTTACCATTCTTATCAACGTTGCACTTGTTGAAAAGTAGACCATTATTTCTTACATATAAGAAGTTCTGAAGAAGGTTCTTCTCAACAGTATCCATCTTATAGATAGTTTCACTCATCTTGCCGTTGCCTTCACCCTTGCCAATAGAAATAAATACATTTTCCATTGCTTTATAAAGAGCTGAGTAAGTATCGTCAACACGGTGAGTAGAAATATAACCTCTATGTTTCTCTACGTTTGATTGATACTTAACATACATTTTGTTAATCAATATGTTGCCATATTGTTCAGACTATATCTTAATCTAAATATTTAAATACAAACCCTTTACAATGATCTCGTTTTCCTAATGCTACTTGTTTTGCATTTTTATATCCTGCTTTAACACAGTCAGTCATTGTATTAAATGTCTCTAAGAGATTTCCGTCATCGTCAAACTTTCCAACTTTACCTCCTGCGTATGGTTTCTCTACTCCATTCATATTTCTATGTTTTAATTTCTTCATAAATGGTAACTTTTCATAAGAGAATTGGTGCCCTAGAAACTGGTGTCCTTCTTTAATTGCTCTTGGTAAGTGCCCTGCTCCTTTTGCTGATGGATTTAAAAATCTTCCAGCAGAATTTACACTATCAAATTCTCTTTCAAAATTACCATCTAAATCATACATATAAACTTTCTTTCTTGGATTTGCACAATCTGGCAATCTGCCTCCAAGTGCTAGGTTATAAACATCCTCACGTTTAAGAAATTCTTCATTTACTAGTTGTTCTTCTAGTTTATATGCTTCTTTTTCTACATCAAATATTTGTAAAGTTGTTCTAATAAAATTCTTTACTCCATACTTTTTTACTGCATACTGAAAAGGAGTTTTTGGATTCATATAACTAGCTGGCCTATAAATACTTACACCATTTCCTATGTACCCATCAAAAGCTTCTGGAGTTTCTGTTCCATGAACACCAATATAAATTTTATTATTTATTTTATTAACTGTTTGATATACTATATATTTCATTGTATTTAAATTTTAGATTTATTCCATTTCGGAGTTTATTTCTCCTACGTCCTTCGGACTAGTCGTTGAACCTTCCTTGGTACTTCTCTTCGAGCTTGTAATGCCCAAGGCTTGGCTGCTGATTGTCCTTAACTTAAGGAGTTCCCAGCAATTAGAAATATTTTTTTAATTTTACACTGCTTAAGCAGCGGAAGAGAGCTATGTTAGGTATATGATGTTCTAACCCTCTTCGTGTAATTCAGGCCATTATGCTTTATGTTACCATAAAGATTAGACTATATCATTTACTTAATATTAATTTTTAAGTAAATACCCATTTCAATTATCAATATATTTGTATATATATCCTTTATGTTTTTGATATTTGCCTGACAAAACATTTTGGACAGCTCCTCCAACTTCTTTTGCACACTGTCTAGCAGAATCCCATTGTTTTAAAATATTACCATAATCATCTATTTGAGCTACTCTTTTTTTCCTATTTTTTGGAGTACTCGGCTTGTTATAATTTTTTAATTTTTCCAAACCCCAAATGTTTCCTTGTTCATCTGGTTGTTTTAACTTAATAGCTTTAGTAATATTACAATGAGGATTTTTTAATTGTGCTTCTTGCTGAGTTTCAAATTCTTCTAGAAATTCTCCATTTGAATTGTACTTAAATACTTGTCTGGAAGAAATTTGCAATGATCTGGCTTTATCAAATGATTCCGCTTTTATAAAAGAAAAGTAATATGATAGTTTAACACAATATCCTAATTTGGTAGCTTGCATTATATTAGCTGGTGCCGTATTTGAATATCTTCCAGCTTCACCATAGGATTCAAATTCTCTATCAAATTCTCCAGTCTTTAAATATCTATAAACTTTCTGTTTATTTATATTATTTGTATAATTTGATAAATCTATTTGATCTAGCCTATCAGTATTAAAATATGTATTTTTTATTCTATACTTATATACAACTGCTCGTCTTATTGATGACGGTTGGACATTTAATTCATGCCCTGCAACTTCGTATGATGGATATTCTTTTAAAAATAATCCATTTTCATCATATTGAAATACTTTTATACCTTCAGTACAATTAATAATTCCTCCTAAAATCATATTATAAACATCATTTCTGGCTAGAAAATTTTCATTTACTATATGTCCTTCTAGTTCATAGGCTTCTTCTTTTGTATCAAAGGTAGCAATAACTTCTCTCTTAAAGTTTGAAGTTCCATATTCTTTTACTGCTTGTTGAAACTTCGTTTTTGCTTTTTCATAAGATGTAGGTACATTAATATAAACTCCATTTCCTAAGTACATATCAAATTGTTCAGGATTTGCTGTTCCATGTACTCCTACATATATAAAGCCATTTATTAAATTCGTTGTTTTATATACAATATATTTCATAATTTACGCCTTGCGGCTAGTCGTTGAACGTTATACAATTTATTTATCTATAGAATTACTTCCATGTATTAAAATTAAATTATATCTTCGCTGCTGATTGTCCTTTATTTTTTATAAAGGAGTTTCCAGCAATTAAAGTATTTTTATTTCTATTAGTCACCTAATAGTGCCACACTCAAAAACTACACGAAAAGTTTTTCAATGGCATTACTCTAAAATCTAGTAGTATCGCCGACGTGATATTCGTCTGGATCAATATGATCTGATAAATCAGTGGTAATTAGTCTACATTCTAGTACCCAGTAATCATCAGCCTTACGAATTGGTCTACTAATGCATTGGAACTATTGATAAGTGTTGTCCGATTTCCAAATATCATACTTCTGATA